CCCCATCCGACGCCTTAGTCGAACCCAAAGCTGGAAGAATTCCAGAATTGGGGCGACCTCAACCTCTTTGGTTCTTCTCAAGGCTCGAGCTGCAGAAGGAGAGATTGAATCTGCCTTCTCGGCCGACCGTGCTACCTGTTGAAAGATAGCGCCAGTCTGCACCGGATTAAACTTTACGTCTAATCGCTGCAAGTGCTTCATAGATTCCTCAGCCAGATCGATCGACTTTTGCGTCGACGCGACTGCCGTGTTGGCAGCAGCGTCAACCAGCCGACCTGCAGGATCCCACGATCCCCTCTCGTTAAAGAAGAGATCGGACTGCATCTCATCGATGCGGTCTCGAGCAGGGCGTAAGATTTCCTCCTGTAGGCCAGTGGCCCACGGATTAAATCTTATTAACTCAGACAGCACATCCTTGTGCACCTTCTGAGTCGCTGAATGCGACATGAGCCAATCAACCCATGTCGGCATCGCAAAGCGGCCACCGGTTACCGGCTGAGTCAAGAGCACCAACAGGGCCTTCAGTCTCCGCGGAACTACGTTCCATGGAGCATCAACCCTACTGGCTCCCTTGAAACCTACCCCGAGAGATCGTACGAAATTAGCAAGCGAACCTGACGGGTACCATGCACTCAGTGCATGAGCGACCCCCATCGTATTCTGAGCAGCTGCCCAGAATTTCAGGGGAAGCCCACTAACTAGTTCTCCTCGGAAGAAGAACTTCTTAGCGAACTCTAGAGTCTTACCTCTAGCCACTAGGGATTTCGCAATCCCTATCTCCAATCCGATTTGCTTACTAAGTAAAAGATACTCTCGAGCTACTCCGTCGTCGGCAATGACAACGTCATCACCTAAGACGGCATATAGGTCGAACCAATCTTTGAATCCCGCCTTTTGAGCGGAGAATTGCACCATAGCATGGTGTGTTAAGGCTAACATTGCCCAACTTGAATACGCTCCCATCGGTTGGCCCACGGCGTACCGTAGGTTTATCCCGCGCTCCGATATCCCTGCTGCCTTGGCGTGCGAAGCACCCAAGTAGTAGGGGCGGTTGCAGAGGAGCGATCTCCAAGTCGATGCTAAGTGTCGACCAAAGATCTGACCTAAGATCAGACCCTGAACAAGGACGGGTATTCTATCCGTCGCTGCACTAAGGTCGAAGGAATGAACCTTCGTATCCGAACGCACTTTCTTCAGGAGCCTTTTCACGGGCGCCATCTGATCGAACGTTCCGTCTTGAGGGATCTCCCGTAATACGGAAAAGATCCACTCATGCAGCGGTTTCAAGGCAACTTGCGTCCAGTAATCCACCATAGCGAAAACCCGGGCTTTGCCCGCCGGTTCTACCTTTACAGATAGTCTGCCGTTGGCCCTCGAGCCATTAGGGAACTCATCGAGCTTTCTAGCGCGTTCCCGCGCCTTCGGGCTCTTTGCTTTCCGTATGCACTCTAGTTCAGTGTCAGACAGAGTCCGATACTGAGCTACGGGCGCAGCAGTCACTACTTCTTCCATCATTGTCCACAGGGACTTCGTCGTTCCAGTACCTCCCGGTGTTACCGAGAGATAACGGAATAGACTCCATCCCCATTCGCCGCTAGTCCAACGCCTTGCGGAGTTGAACCGGCATCCGAAAGAAGTCGATGGACCGACTTCGCCTTTCTCCCAATCGACGTTCGGGAGATCAGCAGAAGCCTTCATTAAGGCAAACACTGTTGGTCTTTGCAGGACATCGGTCCCAACGTCAAGCATTTTCCAACCTGTATGTACCCTTAGCTGAGGCAAGAACCTAGAGCGCACGAATCGTACCCATTCCACGAGGAAAGCTCGGGTGAGCTTAACTCCTGGATCGGTTATTGATCCGAGCTTGTATCTAGGGGCTATTATCAGTATCCGGTACATGCCCAATAACGTCAGCCAGAACCGAATAGTCGCGACATCTCCTCGACGAATGAAACCACGCGCGTAGCGCGGGATCACCCTCGGGAGTTTATCGTGACTCACGGCCACGGCCATCTTCGCGATCGCTCGGGAAGACACCTTCAGTTCTGACCCGGGCACACCCTGCATAAGCATAGTGTGCGCGGTTTTCAGGTATTGAACTAGTCCCGGGACACCTTGCTTCCGTACCATATTCGCCACCCATTGAGCGAAGTTCGCCAATTGGATAACCTTACTTCGAGATAACCCACCTGACACCAGACGGGCCCATGAAACCATGGGTTCCATTAGGTGCCGCCACACTTTTAGATGTGGCCGCCAATGAACTAGCTTTGCTGAGACTCTAAGGTTTTGAATCTTAAGGCTCGCAAATAGCATAATTATATAATTTATATAGTTTTGCCTAGTCCACCTTCGGTTTCCTACTAGGTAGGGCCGCAGGCGCTCCTGAGCGGAGGCGATAGGTCTCGCTGTAGGGTTCCATTAGCAACCTCGCTAGGTTCCACAGGACCCCTAGCGGTCCTTCCGGTCTAAGACCAGAGCCAGACCACTAATTCTCCTGCTTCCCCAAGGAAGCTCCTTTGGTACCTACACTCTCTACGCGGTGATGGTCACCTCGAGAATCCCAAGCGGACCATAATTCCATGTTTCGGAATCGCCTTAGTGGCCTTTCCTTCCTTGGTATTTCTACCTCAGTCGTACACGGCGCTATCGACGATCCTAGCACTTCCTTAGAGGATCCGGACCTCTGGTTCGAACTAATCGAACACCCCCGCAGGAATCAGCCGTAGCCTATCCCACGGGTACTGTTCTCATTCTGCTGCTCAAATCTTACATTGAGTCGCCCTTTTCAGGCTGTGTTTCAGCCCAGTACCTTCTTCATCTTGGTTCCCTGTGTAGGAGTCTCAACCTTTGGGACTACCTATTATAGGTGCTTAGAGACAGGCGCCCGGCCATGCTCGCCGTTTTCCTGACAGTATCGCTACTGCCAGTACTGCCCCTTAGTGCTCCCCAAGTTTCCCTGCATCACCTGAAGTGAAGCAGCCGGGCTCTTAACCGGGCTTTCGGAGGGCTTGGGTACTCCTAACCGCGTGGTCGGATCAGAAAATCTTAACTTCTGGTCCTACTAACTTCCATTATGTATTTTGGAAGCCACCGGCGGAACGTTCTTGAGGCTATCGGGACTACGGAAAACATGCGACGTGCCGGCGCTAAGCACGAGTCAACACTAATGACAATTGGTGGTTAAGCCAACTGCCTTCGCTACTGACCTATAGGTCGGCGGAGGGACTGGTTTAGCCCCAGGAA